CCGTCAAAAGTAACCATCACGTCAGCCGTCTGCACGTCAATCAGGACGTACTTCGTCTTTGAGGAGGTCCAGCCAGCCGTAAGACTGACAGCAGCGGTGCTAACGGCCAAACGCTCATCAGCTTCGCCCGTGGGCTGCGGATAGAGATTAACGACAAGGGAGTTATTCATGATTAGCGAAACTGACGGGAGGTATAAGTAGAGATGCGGCGGAACAAGGCGTTCATATTGCGCTGCTGGTTGGCCTTAGCCATCTCGGTGTCGAGATACATCTGGGCAACCTGCTCCTCAGCCATGGCCTTATCCACCTGACCGTCCATGCGGAGAAAGTCGGCATAAGTAGCGTGCGCGGCGTAATAGAACCACTCTTGAGGAATATTAGCAGATGACGTGTTATACGGGCCATCCCAAATGGACTTATACGTCACCCAGAAGCCCGTAATGCCCGGATCATTGCCGATGGGATTTGCACCGTTCGTATCGACAAAGAAGTCGTATTCGTAACCACCGATGCCGCTGGTCGGGTTGTGGTCGTGGAGGCGGACAAACACCTCAACATTGGGGATGGTGACAGGCGTAAAAAGCCCCGTGCCTGTGTAGGTTTCAGTTCCGGTTCCAGAGGTAAGGTTATACGTTACGGTTTGCGCATCAACCGAAGTGACAACAAAAGTGCCATTCGGATCGACGGTGCCAGATAGGCCACTAACCATAACTCTCTGACCAACAACAACATTAAAGTCAACACCGCTGGTTACAAACGTAACCGTGGTTCCGTCTCGCGTAACTGAAGACGAGTTGCGAATGCCAGCACTAGCATCGTAGCTGTACGGGACGTAGCCATCCGGCGCAGGGCGGGCATCAAGCCTCTGGTAGCGCGGCCATACGTCGCACGCATCATACGCCTGACGCAGACGACGATTAGCCATTGCCAGAATCTTTGTGGATTCGGTAGGCGCGAACTCATCGACGCCAGCGAGCGACTCGATGAGATCGAACAGATCTGCGTAGGTGCGATTGGTCATGCTTTGTTAGGCGAAAGCTCGGGCATCTTCTTGTTGAAGTAGGACATGAACTCACGGCTATGCACCGTCTCATGCCCATATTTCTTCACCAAGCGGAAATACTCGCGGGCAGGCATAACACCGACACACTTGCCCAATCCGGGGATGGACTTGTGATCGCGCATCATGCTCGCTTGCGCCTTAGCTACATTAACACGTTCAATCTCTGTCGCCTTCTCAATCTCAAGACTACGAACAATTTCCTTGCGGAGTTCGGCGTCGATTTCCTCTCTAGAAAACTCGGTCTGGGCCACTTTGATGTGCATAAAAAAGCCACCCCCAGTTAAGAGGGTGGCTTATTCTAACACAAGAAGTGTTTACGAGGTCGGCACTTCCATCTGACGCCACGCCAGCACCCAGCTACCAGCCGTGAGGTCACCAACCGTGCCATTGAACTCAACAATGAGGTCAACCGCTGACGCCGTGTTATTGGCGTAACCGTTAACAACATTGGAGGTCGTGGCCGCACCCGAGTCGGTGCCAACAAAGGCATCGCCCGTGTTCCAGATGACCTTCGTCAGCGCGTCAACATCGCCAGCGTCAATGAACTCGTCCGGGTCAGCGGCGGTCACACCGAAGTCAATGGTGAGGTTGGTCGCACCGGCGGGGTCAACCACCTGATAGAGAACCGCGGTATCAACGATACCACCAGCCCCGAGCTTGCCAGCCTTGAACTGGTTCGCCGCACCGATGGTGCTGAGGAAGCCAGAACGCTGAAGGTCAACGTAATCAAACGCCACCTTGTGGGTGAAGCCAGCGGCGGCTTCGTTAATCGTGAGTTTAGCCATGTTAGTAATCTCCTACGCTAAGGGTTAGCTGAGCGTGGTGATCTTACCATGCGCGCCCGGATGCTTGACCAGCAGGGTCAGGGCGCAATCAACATAGCCGCGCTCGCCACCACCGAGGTTCGGCAGACGGGTCGAGCCAAGCGGAATCAGCTCCGCAACACCATAGAACTCAGGATTCACGAGGTAGCCCGTGTCCTTGTTCGTGGTGTCCGGCGCGCAATCCGGGTTCATGTTGACGATGGACACGATGCCATGATCGGACTCATAGAGTTCGACCGACAGCTTGATCGTCGCCTCGCCACCCTCGTACGCCACACGGCGAACCGAGTAGTCCGAGCTACCCGACGTGCGGGCAAAGTCGCTGATGACGCGGCGCAGGGCCGTGTCAGCAACCAGCGTCAGACCATTCGACGTACCCGTAACGCGGTAGATCGAGGTGATGAGGTTGTTGAACACCGTCTCATTGAAGGTGCTCGAAGCGTGGATGGAGCCAGCCGGGGTGCGGTAGGCAGCGGGAACGTCCGCCGGACCAGCCGAGTCGATCCAGTCGCCGAGGCCGCGCAGGCCGTAGGGCGTGCCAGCACCATCTTCAACCGAGCGGTCGTTGTTGGAGCACAGGGTCGCCTCGATGTCGCGCTTGATCTCGCGGACAGCCTTCGCCTCAGCCTGAGCGATCTTGGCCGGACCAACGCTATCAACAGCGTTCTGGAGGTCGGACACCATGTAATCGCGGCGGAACTTCTGGATGTAATTACCCAGACGAGCGCGGTTGGCGAACTTGTCCGTGAACACCGTCACGTCAGAACCCTCGGCAACGCCCGTGGTCACGGGAGCCGAGAGGCTGTCAACGGTCCACTCCACGAAGGTAGCGGACGCCTTGGACTTAGCAGCGGAGGAAAGAACCGGAGTCTCCTCGGGAGCGAGGATCGTCAGGACATCGAGAAGGTCTTCGCGGTTGGAAACAGCGGAACCCGGATTGGTCGTATCGTAAGTATTAGAGAAAGCCATTGTAGTAGTAGGTTATTTGCGTTTAGAGAGTTGTGCTGCACGAAGGGCAATGAAGTCGCTTACGCTTCCTGAGTCCGCCAATCGCTTAGACACTTCCTTTACACTTCGTTCTCCCGCAGATGGCGTCCGATCTCCAGCAGCAACCGAGTTAGACGGTGCGCCGGGAGGCGTCAGCTTCGGGGACGGCTTGCCGTCCAACGGAATCGTTTTGCGCGCAAACATCGAATTGGCCGCATGGGCCAACAGATAGGGCAATTGAGGAGCCACTTCTGGCATTGCCTTTTCCACGTCCTTTAGACGTGAATCATTAAGCATTGCAAAGAATTGGCGCTTGATGTCGTTGTCCTCTTGCGAAGACAACCAATCAAGCTCTTTGAGAGCCTGTTGCTCAAAAGCAGAGCGGAGACCTTTACGCTGGGTTACAGCTTCAATCTCCTTCTTCTGCGCCGGGAGGTACTTATCGCGGGCCTTGCGGGCGTTACGAAGAGTCTCCTTTACCTGAGCCTTAGTCAGTTCGCGGCCATCAACCGTAGCTGCGATGTCTTCGTAGCCAAGGGTTTCAGCGCGATCCAGAACATCCTCTGCCCACTCAACAACATCATTCACTTCCTGAGCCTTCTTGCCCAAGTCCTCAATAGAGGCGATGTTAGCGTAGGGGTTGTTCTCTACTTTCGGCTCAAGGGGCTTGTTGTTCTGCTGCTGGGCCATGTAGGCTTCCAGTTGCGCTGCCTTCTCCTCGGCGAGCTTTCGCTTGGCTGTAAGTTCAGCAATGCGCTTCAGCAGCCCAGACTTACCCTTCTGAGCTAGTTCTGCAATATCCTCATCGGAGAGTTCCGAGAGTTCGACTTGTGAAGGAACGTCCTTGCCTGCGGGCTGAGACTCAGAAGTGGAGGCTTGGTCGTTGCTCGCCTGCTCCTCTTCCTGCTCTGCCGCTGGCGCGGATTGGCTAGTGGGCTGAGGACGGCTGGCTGGGTTCAATGCCCCATCCGGCTTGGTCTTCAACTCACCGAGACGACGAACCGCGTATTGGCTCGCTGTCATGTTGGACTTTTCTGACTCCACCGACGTTTTAGCGTCCCCGGCGACGGACGTAGCTTCTTCAGACATTTTGGGTTTCCGCGTTTTAACGCCTCGCGTTGGCGATAGCTGCATCATATCACAGCGTAGGGAACGAGAAATTAGCCAATAAGTTGTGGGGTGTGAAAATAGGCTTGACACCCACTTTATTTCCCCCCTACAACCCCCCTTTCTTTTAAGGGGTTTCTTTTATTTCAGTTGTTCCGCCGCTCGTTAAGCGGCGTGAAACGAAACATCAAATATTCCCTCTACGAGAAACAATCTTATCGTACCCACCCATGGACAGAATGTCATCGCATTGGAGGATACGTCCGCTGATCTGTTGAATGCGATCAGATGGGACATCGTGCATCTGCTGAATCAGGGATTCACGGATAGCGTAAATCCCCTGAAGGAAATCGACATAAGCGTCGATGTGGACAAGCGAGTCTAGGTTATCGGTCTTGTTCATTAGGCAGTCGGAGTCTGCTGCATGGTCTGAGTATTAGTCTGACCCATCGCGGCAGGAGCAGTACCAATGCGCCCAATCTGGGCATTCTGCTGCTGTGTCATCTGGAACTGATATTGCTGGACGTACTTCTGGAAGCGGGCTTGGAACGCTTGGTCGTTTTGCAGCCGCTGCATAACATCAGGCTGCTGCGTGTACGACTGGATCACTTGAAGAGCGATTTGCGCTCCGTTCGGACGCGCACCAACTTCAATGCCTGCGTAGATTTTAGAGAGGTCGTCCGTGACTTGCTTGGTGATTTGGTCTTGGGCTTGACCAGCGGGTCGAAGGATGGCGTCTGCGACGACAGGATTAATTGACGCAGCCCCCAGCTCCAGAAGCATATCGACATCCATACGACCGTTGCGGTCGAGTTGCAGAAGGTTCGCAAACTGCGCCAACTGCGCTTCAACACTTTCGGGATCATTTTGAAGAACGTCATAATTGATGATGATGTCGAAGTTCTCGTTCGGGTCGCCCTTGTTGAAACGCTGCGGGTCCGAGACCCCCGTAACGCGGAAGAACACTTCGTCTGGGCCAAAACGCTGGAAGCACTTGTAAGCAAGACGCAATACATCACGAACGTGATTGAGGAACTTGTCTACAAAGTATTGCTGCTGAACGCCAGAGAGCGGATTGCCAACATCAAGGCCAAGGATCTTGTCGGCCTGCGCGAGCATCGTTTGCTCCATCTCAACGCTGCCGGGATTGTACGGAGGCGTAGGACCAAACTGGAACTCGCCAGCGCGGCGATACGGGACGTAGCGACCCGGACCCCAATCGGACGGGGCGTTGCCCACGGGGTGCATGATGGGCGGCATGGTGGCTAGGCTGTTGCGGTCAACGCGGCTATCGCGCTCCGTCTTCACCTGCCATTGAATACCCTTTAGCAGCTCCGGCACCGACTGAATATCGTAGAGACGCTTGTTGTCTTCAGACAGCTTAGTGACAACGAAGGGGTAGTCCTCGTAGCCATTCATCAACTCAAACTTAGCGAAGTCAGGGGTTTCCTGCTTGCCATACACCTCACGATGGAACACCGTGCAGTAGATCCCCTCCGAGTTGTCCTCTTCGTCGATCAGTCGCTGATAGCCATAGACTACTTCATACAACTCCGACGCATCGTACGTCACGGTGGTGTAAGTGAACTGATTGCGGCGTTCCAACCGGAGGGGGTCTCCCGCCTCCTTGCAGTTCTCGATGACGTACTCCACCCAGTCGGCATCCCAACCCTCGGAGCTAATCTTGTTACGAAGCTCCTGAGCCGTCATCAAACAACGCCAGAAGCAATACGGCGCACGCTGCGGGTCCGTAGCATAGGCAGGAAATAATACATCGCCATCAGGAGCCACCACCTGTACCCAAGGACGGTCAACGCTGCGGCGGACAATCGGGAACTCAGCGCGGCCCGTCTTGCGCAAGTCGTTGAGGATGCGCTTAGCCTTCTTCTCGGGAATGTTGTTAAACTGCTGCTGGAGAAGCGCAATCATCTGCGAGTCGTTCTCCTTTTCCAGAATCATCCGCACGATGTCGGGACTAAGAGCCATCAACTGATCGAGCGTTAGCGTCTGCTTAAAGGTACGATCTTCGCGCTGCCAGCCAACGTAGGTAACGCACAGCCCGCGCTCCAACAGATAGTTGGCACCCAGCTCCATCTGCCGCTTAAAGCCGGGGATGTAGGACGCCACCATCCACTTGAGGAACGCACTTACCGTGCGGGCGCGATTGAGGTCGCCCATTTCCACCGGATAGGCGCGGATGTTAGCACGCACCATAGCCGACATGAACAAAGCAATGTAACGGTTTATTCTCTCGTTGATGACGTGCGCCTCGTTGTCCGCAGCACCATCCCACGGAAACGCTTCCGGCCCATGCTTACGAAGATCGTCCGACTTGCCCGGCCAAATATTACGGCGATAGTCATAGCTGTCGCGGCATTGATCGAAGTAGAACTCCAGATCGTTAGCGGTACGGTCGAAGGCTTCAACCAGAGCCTTGACGTTCGGCTTGTTCGCGGCGTAGGTCAGAGCCTCGGTATTATCTTCGGTGGTCATGTAGCGTTTTGCGTAAGTTGTTGATAATCCGTTTAGCCGCGTTGCGGTCTATCCCGGTTTTGTCGGAGAGTGCGGTAGCTTCTAAAGGTTGATACGTTGCGTGAATCGAACGATGCAATATCTCAAACCCAAGCAGGCGATCCACCTGCTCGGCCAGCCACTCCCGATTGGATGTTGGGTCATCCTCGGAGTTCTGCATGGCGATAGGTAGTGGACCCGCTCGCGTCCGTAATAGCGTCGATTAAGATTCTCTTGCCGATAAGTTTACCACGGAACTTACGGCCAATCTTCACCGGGATCTTCCCGTCCTGATGCTCCAACCTCGCCATTACCCAATCAGGGTTGCGGGCGGGGTGCAGCACCACACCGTTTAGCTTGTCCGGTACAGCCAGCGGGATCTCCAACGCAAGCTCCACTTCCTCAACACCCTTGGGCGTAAAGTAGGTGTTCTTGCCATAGCCTGTGTAGTGATCGCCCTTTACCAGCTTGAGGTTCTTAATCTCCAGCAGCTTATTGACGGGAACGCCCAGCTTGTCGGCCAGCGCGATGACGGGGGTATTGATAGGTTCCATTAGTATCCTCCAGATTTGCGACGGTTAGTATTAAATGCTTTCTCATCAACGTAGCGGATGCCATCAATCGCGGCATACCGGATTACGTCTACAGGATCTTTCCACGCCTCATCAGGCCCACCCTCGGATGTGTATTCCTGTAGGGCGGTGATGATGTTCTGGCAGCGGTCGGAAACGTAGAAGTGGGGGCGGTTGACGCTATCCATCGGGGCTTTGCGATTGTAGGCCATCTTGGTCTGCAACGCCTGTAGCCCATCCTCAATGTCTAGTCCCGGCGCGGGAACAAACGCTAGTCCCGCATCCGCCAAGTCCTCGATAATGGACGAAGCCCCGTTCTGCGTTTGATACTTCGCGGCACCCAAGCGTGGGTCAATCAGCCGCTCAAAGACAGTCTCGCCTTCCTCTAAGTTACCAATTAACTCCACATAATCACGAATGCCGTAACCTAGTCCCTTAGAGCCTTCGCCACCAATCCACTTCCCACCATGCCACTTGGCCCAATCCCCCACGTTGACATCCGGCCATTCCCGGTAGACCCAGAATGTACCGCTCTCATCAACGCCTATCCAAGCCATGAACCAGTTCTTTCGGCCAGCGGGGTCAAGGATCATGTAGCGAGTGATCCCCTTAGTGGGAATCTTCTCATGCGGTACGACGTTCACCTCTACCGAGAAGTTGGGGAACTGGGTACTCTTGCTCTTCGTCGGAACGCCGTAGGCACGGCATAGGATTTCGTCCTCGGGACGGTTCTTCAGATCCTCCGCAATACGATCATATCCGCCAAACGGATTGTCCCTACTGTGGAAGTAGATGATGTACGCACTCCGGTTTTTGGACTCCTGCGTATAAGGAACTCTGCGGTTGTCCAGAAGCTCAGCTTCCCGGCTCTCTAACGTCCGCGCACCCTCAATATAATCCCGCACCACTTCCGTGTATCCATCAATAGGGGTGAACGTAACAATCATCTTAGCGTTACGGGTGGCTAAACGGAAACGTAATGTAGCCAGAAGTTCTGGCCCGATTAGATATTCGTCGCACCACGTCCCAATATTGATCCACTTAGGATCCCGGCTACCCAACTCCGCGCCCTCAAGAATCGTATCGTTGTTCAAGAACTGCGCATAGGTCTTGAAGATGATTTGGCTCAGCGATCCCGGCAGAATTAGGCTGGCCTTAGAGAAGCCGTTCTTTCGCGTATACGAGACGTTCTCCTCCGTACCCAGCACCTTCCTCTTCATCTCCTCTGGAAGAGCATCATAGATGGCACTCTGCTGCTGTCTAATGGACACATCCGCGTTCTGGCTAAAGCAGAAGATGACGGACCCCGGATTCTCGATAGCCGCCTTTACACAAGCCCGCGCAGCGTAAGTCGTTTTACCTGAACGGTTACCGCCGCTAATCAGGATTTCATTCTTCTTGGACAACAGCTCATCCGCCTTGTCCCAATTCGGCAGCACAAACCCATACCTATAAGGATCCTTCTCCGCGTTCTCAATGGCCTCATGGTAGAGCGTCCAAAGCTTAACCAGCTTGTCCGGCTCCATCCGCGCCATCTCCTCCACCGTAGGAGGCTTAAGAACAGGGTGGTTACGCCACGTTAAAGACATTGCTTGGCAATATAAACCACCTTCACCCGTGTCGCCGCGCACCACCAGCTCACTATGCCGTCCTTACTCACGCTCTTCGTCCACGTCAGCTTCGGATCCCACTCCCTCAACAATGGATGACTCCATAACTGTCGATTCAACTGGAATAGCCTCCTTTTGTAATGCCGCCCGCGCCTCCTCAATAGCCTTCATAGCATCAGCCAACGTCGGCTTCCCTGTCCGATGCTCCACCACCACCTTCTGCTCCCCAAGAGCCTGCAAGCCCTTATCCACACTAATGCCATAGCTTAGCGTCAAGTCCTTCAGCGGCGTCTTCATCAACGCCTCATCATCCTCCATCAACATCTCCGCCTTCTTTGCCACCAACGCCCGCATCCTCTCCGCCATCTCAAAGCCGTCTAACGCAAGCTCCTTGCGCCTTACCTCCAAAGCCCGCTCATGCCGCGCCCTCAAAGCAGAGAGTGCCACAAACCCTATACCAGTCGTCTCCATCACCTTGGAGTAGGTCTCTCCTGCCGCCAGCATATCCAAGGCTAACGCCGCCTCTTTAGGCTTACGCTTCTCAATGTACCTGTAGTTTAGGCTCGCTTGCGCTTCGCCTACGCTCTCCACAATTGCTTTGGACTTCCTGCCCATCCCTTGTTGTAGACAACTTGCCACAACCAAGTCAACTCCCTTTTGTACATTATTTTAAAAAACAAACCACACCTACAACCACATTGCACCTACTCCTACTATTTGCTCAGTACGGTGGCCCCATTTGCATATTTTTTTAAGGTGGCTTGTGGATCAATTCCAATAAAAATTTAGACAGGAAGGGCGACCCCCGCCCCCCCTATTGCAAGTGGGTGGCAATAGGTAATGACTGGCATAAGGCAATCATTGGCTACTGCAAGCAACTCGCAACCGGGTTTGCTGACCGCGTTTGCAAAGGAGGGGAATGCATTCCGAAGGCATCCAACCATTCCGGGCAGCATCCCGAACCCGGAGTCTTAGCCTATCCAAAGCTATCCCCGAAGGCATCCCCGAAGCTTTCCCCGTCTCTCTCTCTCTCTCTCTTCTGTCTTAGTCGAGGGAGTGGTATGGTGGCGCGGGCTTAGCGTTTTTGAGCATTGACACGGGCTTTCCCGGTCCTAGTCTCGAGGGGATGAAAATACAAAAAGATGGTCCCTGTGCCACGCATCCCGACATCCCCGACGCTACCTTGCGCCGTTACGCTCGCTCTTACCTGTACTTGCTGACCGTAGACCGTGCGGCCGCGCTGACCTACCTTGAAATGCTGGATGAAGATTTCGGACCTATCGCCGGGGATGCCGTGCTTTCGGTTGCGCGTTCCCTTTCCTAACCCTAACCAACAAAAACAAATGATCGCTGACACTCCAGAAACAGTAAACCTTTACCGTCTCCTTTCCATGAAAGCGGGCTTGCGTCTCGAATGTCTCGGGCTTCGGCACTCTCGGGGATCCGTTGCCTCTCTGGTGCGAGCTGAAATCGGATCGCAGACAAAAAACAAAGTCGCGCTCTTGGATGAGCTGAAGGAGTATATTGCGCGAGTTGCAAAGCCCGAATGATGATTCCCCGAATCCCTGCACCGGCGGGGATTCCCCGGAATTCTCACTCCCGAGAATCCTAAAACAAAAAAACAAATGAGAACGCTGCATGAAATCGCCGGAGAGATTCGGCGTGATTGGAAGAAACCCTACTTCGGCGCCACGCCTTACCTCGAGGCGCTCGAATGCATGGAAAGCCCGCAAGGCGCTTTCGGAGCCGATAGCGGCCGGGAAATCGTTCTGTATTTCCTCTCGAACGCGACCACTTGGAAAGGCGAGGTTGCGCGCCGAGTTAAGGCCGAACTGAAAGGGATGATCAAATGAAACTCCTTTCCGTGTCTGCGGACGCAAAAACAAGCAAGGGAGAGGCTAGGGGATGGCTGACGGGGATTCTCTACCTTGCGCCAGCCCGACAAGCGGGAGGGATGAACCTTTGCCCTCACGCTTCGCCGGGATGCCTCACCGCTTGCCTTTACTCGGCCGGAAGAGGCGCGTTTTCAAACGTGCAACGCGCACGAATCGCCAAAACCCGACGTTACCTAACGGATCGCGACGGATTCCTCGCCGACTTGCGCGACGATATCGGCTCCCTGGTGGCTAAGGCGGAGCGCGAGGGCAAACGTCCTTGCGTTCGTTTAAACGGTACTTCCGACATTGCATGGGAACGTACCGGACTCTTTGAGCTATTCCCGGACGTTCGTTTTTACGATTACACAAAAAGCGGGCGGCGAATGCTCGACTTTATCGACCGCAAGTTTCCGTCGAATTACCATCTAACGTTCTCCCGGAGTGAAACGAACCAAGCGGAGGCGCTGGAAATACTCGCGAGGGGCGGGAACGTTTCAGTCGTTTTCCGGGAGCCTCCGGTGAGTTGGCGAGGCTTTCCGGTGGCTTCCGGTGATGAAACGGACCTCCGGTTTCTGGACACTCCCGGACACGTCATCGCATTGACGGCGAAGGGTAAGGCAAAGGCGGATTTCTCGGGCTTTGTTCTCTAATGACTCCCGAACCCTTCCTTGCCGTGATTCGCTGGTTGGCTAGCCTCGGCGACAAGCCGCCATCCCGGCCGATAAAACGTAGGCGCAAGCGTAGGCGCTGAAACCTAGCCCGGACTAACCCTCCGGGCTTTTTCATGCCCACTTACCCGGACCCATACCCTTTTGAGACTGAGTCTCATTTGCATGTGGGGTGGGGTGTAGGAGTGCGGTCCGGGGTGGCGCATGGGCTTTTGTCTAGAATCCAAAGGTTTTCAAATAAGTCCTTTATAGGCATAAGGTCTTTTTCTTTTGGAAAAATAGATTTTTAACCGGACGCCAAAAATCCACGGATAAGTCCTATATAGGCACAAGGTCTTTTCAAAGTAGGAAAACGCAAATTGGTGGAATGTTTGGTTGTGCGCATTTTTCTGCGTGACACTCGCGAATGGGTATGCATTCTCCTCTGTACCGAAGGCGTGGTGCCGAGGTAAAAACACAGATGACCAAGACACAAGAAATCGCTCTCATCAGAGAGTTCCCTGAGAAGCTCGGGCCGAATAGTTACTTTGGCCCCGTTCTGAAAGACCAGTTGGCTGACATCGAGCAGACCATCCGAAACGACCTGTACCCCGAGACAATGGCTGGCACTCGGGAATACATCACCAAGCTCCGCAGGGAGGCTGAGGATCAGG